CATATGTATTATTTAAGCTAGAACAGTGAGAAATCTAAGAGTATTTGGCGAAGGGCCCAACCTCTCTATATATGCACTTATTCAGTTACTTTGAATAGTCAACTGATCCGCCTGAAAAAAGTTTCAGATTTTTTTGAGACAAGAGAAGTTTATGAAGAGAATGTCTATTGGCAAAATTATTAAACTTTTGTCCGCCTATACGATTTTTTTCTATTGCCCTTACACAACCCATCTCTGTATCTGGTGAATCAAACGAAGAACACTTAATCCAAGGTATGGGCAGAACATTAAGAATTTTTTGTAAATTTTTATCCGTAAAGTAAACATCTTTTGGTAGAGGGTAAACAATGAGCACTTTAAGGTATTTAGAATTGCATTTTTTATAACCTGAACAAAATTTCTCTAAGCTATAATGATAAAAGAACTTTTGTACATCTTTAGAGTTTTTGTTAAAGGATAAGTTGTATTTACGAGTAATTGTATACGTTTCTTTTAGAGCTTCTAAAAAGAAGGGATAATAATCTATAGCACAGACCCTAGAGTTAGGATATTCTTTATACATTATTGCAGTAGTTTTTGTACTTGTTCAACAGACAGACCTTCTTTAAGAGCCTCGTCTGTTAACTCGTGTAATTCTGCAAAAATATTATTAAATTTTTCTTCGAACTGCAATAACTTTTTATGATTATCTTTATTGTAGTTAAGGGCATTAATGTTTTCTAAGACCGCAGTCTGATTTATGAGATCTAACTTTGAACCTAGATATTTCTTAACTTTCAAAACTGTTTTAGTTTCTGGAGAGTAAGCTTGTAATTCTTGTTCCGTTATAGGTTCTTTAATTTTATCTCCTTTTTCGTTTATAATTCCAAGTTTATAAGCTTCAAAATCTTTATATTCCTTATTAAGCATTGAGAGGAGAAATTTGTTTTTAAAAGACTCGTTAAACATTTTATTATAATCGATGCCGTGAAGATGAATTTCACCGAAAGGGTTTAATCTACAGCCTTTTCCGTATGATGTGGACCCGCAATATGAACATCTTTTAGGGTCTTCAGGATGAAAGTGAACACCTTTTGGTGCAAATCTACAACCCTTACCATAGGATGTTGAGTTACAATACATACATCTCGAAACCGGCTTAAAAATAGAAACTTTCTTTTCGTCAATTAATTCCATTATGTATTATTTAAGAGGCTCTTAGGAGGAGTCCCTATACGAACATTAATAATTCCGTTGTAATAATCATCTCTACGAAGAACATCCCGAGCAATTTGTTCTTTAATTTCTTCATATCCGAGCTCCCATTTTGAACCACACACTTTAAGAATACGAAATTCAAAACTTTCTTTACCGTACTTTTTAATATCTTCGTTTAGTTCATTAGAAGATGAAGTATAAGTTTTCCAATCTGATTCTTTATGGTCAATCCTATTACGGGTTTTACCTTTCAAGGGCTTACGTTTAATTTTACGCACACACTGTTTTTTACCGATATATTTTTTACCGTTAGTTTTATTGGTTATTTCGTATATAAAACCGAACATATTCTCATGCAGGTATATTCCTTCGTTTATTAGCCAATGACCGGTATCCATAAAGCAGAATTAGCGTTTTTTCTTTTTACGCTTCTTTCTGCCTTTAATTAATCCTCTGCGAGTAACTATACCACCGTACAGACTTTTAGGTACGCGAGCATCTCCCGGTGCATAGGTGTCTCCAGAAAATTGAGTAGCTGTTGCTTGAACACCTGGACCAAAAGCTGAGCCAGCTCCACCAGCCATGTTTTCCTCTTCCAGTACCTGCTTTATTAAAGTTTCTAAATTAATCATCTGTTAACCTCTATACATTTATTTACTCTAGTACCATCTTTAAGCTTGGTACCAGCTTTGCGATAACCCTTCCAACATTTTGGATCCAGTCTGCGTTTCTTTTCTTTTTGTTCTTCAATATACTGTTTGAAGGTTTGCATATCATTATTTAAGTTGTTTTATCAAAAAAATAGTTTATTATAATTGGATACAGATATGGAAGAACAAAAAACAGAAAAAAATTCTGAGAATTCAATAATATCTCTCATAGAAAAATATAACGAGGATATCAAGAAGTATGTAACGGTCGATGAATTCAACATGAAACAGATTCAAATGGATCTTCCAGCAACAAGACATTATTGGGTTGGTAGACTTATGTATCATAAGCAGGAAATTTTAAAACTTAAAAAACTACGTAAAGAAGCTATACAAAAAGTTTCTGACAGGATTCAATCAGAATCTCCAGTTGGTATATCTGATAGATCGTTAAATGAGGCAGCAAGTAATCACCCTATATTATCAAAAATAGATGGTCAAATTGCTGAACACGAACTTATTGTTGAATATCTTGGTAAAATTGAAGCTAATTTTAGATCTTTAAGTTTTGATATCAAAAATCTAATATCAATAGTTCAGTTAGAGACTACTTAGAGGGTGTAAGCTTGAAACAACATAATGGTAAATGTAATTTTTGATTATGATTCTTCTCGCAAAAAAGGTATAATAGTTTCTGATTATTTACCCAATATACGAGAACATTTTTCTGTTGAAGATAAACAACAAGTCTTCAAGCGTCGCTATGCTGTCGGTTATAGGCCCCAGACAAGACAATACGCTATAACACCTCAGGGCAGGTTTGAACCTAGATTAATATTTTCTATTCTAGAATTTTTACAAAAACAGGATATACAATTTGAAACCACACTGACCTCTAAATTTGCTGAAACATTTACAATACCACCCTTAAAAGAAGAGCTAGTTAAGTTAAATCTCAACCCTAGAGATTATCAGGAAGAAGCAGTTCGAACTGCTTTAAAATTTAAATCTGGAGTAATTGTTTTACCAACTTCAGCCGGTAAAACACTTGTAATAGCTTTACTTATCAAATCTATACAAGCTCAATACTCTAAAGCCAAAGCTTTAATTCTTGTACCCGATATTCAGCTTGTTGCACAGACTTATTCTGATTTTATTGAGTATGGAATTGCTGAAAATGAAATTACTAAATGGACAGGATCAACTGAACCAAATAAAGATGCTAAAATAGTAATTTCAAATGCACAAATCTTACTCTCTGAGAAACAAGACCTCACTCTATTAAAAGATATAAACTTACTTGTTATTGACGAAGTACACAAAATTCGCTATGGAAACAAAATTAATAAAGTTGTTGACAAAATTCCTGCAGCTTTTCGCTATGGACTTACAGGAACTTTGCCAGACGATAAAATCGACCAATGGAACATATTTGGGAAGATAGGTAGAGTCATTTACTTCAAACAGTCCGCTGACCTCAGAGAACAGAAATATATTTCCCAGGTTCATGTGGCTGCCTTAAAGTTAAATTATAATAATATTCCCCAATTTACAATTCCTTCTATGGTTAACCCAACAGCAGGATATGAAGAAGAAATAACCTGGTTACAGACAAATTCTTTTAGAAACTCTATTATTACAAAATTAGTTAATAAAGCAAATAAAAATACTCTTATAATGGTTGATAGGATTGCACATGGAGAAGAGCTATTAAGAGTCTTACAAGCTAATACTAATAAAGAAGTTCATTTCGTTCATGGAGCTGTAGACATTGAAGAACGAGAAATGATTCGCAAGCTTATGGAAGAACAAGACAACGTTGCTTGTATTGCTATATCAAAGATTTTTTCAACCGGTATTAATATTAAAAACCTTCACAATATTATTTTTGCTGCTATCGGTAAAGCTCGTATTAAAATCATTCAGTCCATTGGCCGCTCTTTAAGAAAACATTCTAGTAAAAAGTTGGCAACCATATTTGATATTTGGGATAACCTTCGTTATGGAAATAAACATATGGTTGAAAGACTAGCACTTTACGACAGAGAAGAAATACCCTACTCTGTGACAGAATTAACAGAGCCTTGATTTTTGTTTACTTTGATATATTATAACTTTATGTTTCGCAGAAAAAAAATTAAAGACGAAGACTTTAAAAACGACCCTAATGCTGAAGAAGAGGATTTCGGATCTTTATGGGACGCACCTAAAGTAAAAAAGAAAAGAGTTCGTAGAACAAAAGAAGAACTTAAACCGAACTATGTTGACCCCATAGAAATGGAGAATCTTATTATTCAGTACTATGAAAAAGGCGGTAAAGATATTCCTTCAGACTTAGCTGACATGATTCAAAAAATTGCTACGCGTCTCGGCTATGCACAAAACTTTATTAACTATTCATACAAGGAAGAAATGATCGGAGACGCTATTATTAAAATGATTACTGCTTTAACACGTCAGAGGTTTAAATGCAAATCAGGATATAACCCGTTCTCATATTTTACTAAAGTTGCTTATAGAGCTTTTCAAAATAGAATTAAAAAAGAAAAGAAAGAGCATGACACTATTCATCGATATCAAACCGAAGTCTATTCACTTCTTACCGAATCAGGTCAAATACCTGTTCAAAAAAATACTAAATTTGATACCGAGTATGACGATTCTTTTCGTATTGAAAATCAGTAATGCATTTTAGTTCAAATAAAGTAGCTTGTATATCAGATATCCACCTTGGTGTTCATCAAAACTCTCAAGCTTGGCATAATATTGCTTTAGATTTTGCTCGTTGGCTGGATCAAGAGTTAAAATTAAGAGATATAAAAGACATTATTATAGCAGGAGATATCTTTCACAATCGGCACGAAATCGGGGTTAACACTATTCATTGTGCCTATGAGTTCTTTGATATTCTAAGTAACTATAATATTGTAGCTATTACCGGTAATCACGATTGTTATTACAAAGATAAATCAGATATTAATTCTATCTCTATTCTCGATGGATATAAAAATGTCACTGTTTATAAAGAACTAATCACAGAGAATATTAACGAAAAAATATTTTGTTTTTGTCCTTGGGGTATACCTATAGAGGAGGTTACTACCTGTGATGTATTAATTGGTCATTTCGAAATTGTGAATTTTAAAATGAATACTCATAAAGTGTGTGATCACGGTTTAGAGAGTAGTTCATTGCTTGATAAAACTAAGCTCGTTATTACAGGTCACTTTCATCTTCGCGAACATAGAAAGTACCCGAAAGGTAAATCTATTTTATATCTAGGATCACCTTATGAGTTAGACTTTGGTGACAGGGATCAAGTGAAGGGTTTCACTATTCTTAATACTGATGATCTAAGTGTTGAGTTAATAGAAAATAATGTAACCCCTAAACATAAAAAAATTAAGATTTCTGATCTTATTGACGGTAAAATTGCTTTAGAAAAAATTGGAGATGAATTTACTAATAATTTTGTCAGTCTTTGCGTAGATAGAAGTGTTAATGAGCAAGTTCTTGGTGTAATGCTTTCTAAATTTAGTCAGTTTAAACCGAAACATGTTAGAACGGATTTTAATATTTTTGAATCTGTACAATTATCAGCTACTGAACTCAATGAAGTTTCGATTGATATTGATACAGCTTTACACGAATTTGTAAATCTTTTAGATGTTAATGTACCGAAAAAAGATATACTAGATAAATGTATAGATCTATATAGAATATCACAAACAGTAAATGAGCATTAAAATTGGAGTAGGAATTATAACATGTGACAGACCTGATTATCTTAAAAAGCTAGTCAAGTCTCTTGACAGTATTTCTATAGATAAGCTCATTATTATTAATGACGGGGAAAAGCAATTAGATGGTGACAAAATAAAAATACATAATAATAATCCATCTAAGCAGGGTGTCGGTAAATCTAAGAATCAAGCATTAAGATACCTCAAAGATTGTGATTATATTTTTCTTTTAGAAGATGATATTGTTATAAGAGATAAAACTGTTTTCGAAAAGTATATTGAAGCTTCAAAGTTATCTGGTATACAACATTTTAATTTTGCTTTTCATGGTGTTGATAATTATCTACCTAATGGTCAACCAGCTGTTCGCTTAAGGTTAGATTACTCACCGACAATTTCAGTTTGTCTGTACCCTAATGTATACGGCGCTTTTTCAATGTATACAAACAAATGTATTGAAGAAGTAGGCCCTATGGATGAGTTCTATTATAACGCTATGGAACATGTAGATCATACGGCTAGTATTATTAAGGCAGGCATGCATCCTCCGTTTCGCTGGTTTGCAGATATTACAAATAGTAACAAATATATTGAAGAGATTGATAGAGCTCATTCAGGTTCTGAAATACGTAGAGATCAGAAGTGGATTGAGAACTTTCATAAGGCAGCAGATCATTTCGTAGAAAAATTTGGTTTTGATGTTCGTAACCCACATACTAAAACAGCTTCAAAAGAAGAAGTTGTAAATACCGTAAAACAAATAAAAAAACAATATGGACAAGAATAAAATTGGTGTAGGTATAGTTACATATAATTCTGAAAGCTATTATAAAGTTTTATATGAATCTTTACCTTTTGATAAGATTCATACACTCGTTACCGTAAACGGAGGAGACAAATATAAAGATGAATATAAAGGTAATTGGATACAGCATTCTGAAAATGTTTATCCATCTGTTTGTAGAAATGATTGTATAAACTTTCTTTTGCAAAGAAACTGTGAACATATCTTTATTATTGAAGATGATATGATATTAAAATCACCAGATATTTTTGACAAATATATCACAGCCTCAAAAGAATCAGGTCTCAAGTATTTTTCTTTTGTTTCTACATCTTGGGATTCCGGTATATCCGGTAAACGTATCCCTCGTTTAACCGTTGAGTATAGTAAAGATATTGGTATTTCTTTTTATCAAAATATGTGTAATGAGTTTACATATCATCATAAAACTTGTTATGAAAAAGTTGGTTTATATGATACAAATTATCGAGACCCTTGGGATATAGATATGGCTTATAGAGAATCTCAGCAAGATTACTCCGCCCCTTTTTGGTGGTTTGCTGATGTTACTGGGTCAGATGATCTAATAATGAATAATCCTAATGCTGTATCCCGACTTCAGGGCGATAGACCCGATGGTTCAAGAGAACAGCGTATTCAAAAAGAGTGGGAATATTTTATTAAAAAACACGGACGACATGTAACTCAAATACCAAATATTTCAAAAGAAGAAGTTATAGCTAAACTAAAAAAAATAAAATTATGAAAATAATCATTGGAATTAATAATTTTAAAAAAGAGCAAGAGCTTAATCTCAGAGAAAAAATGTGCATTGAGTCGCTTCATAAACTGAAACAAATATATCCAGATATTGAGCTTGTCAATCTTACTTTTGAAGATGAAAATTTTGCAGCACTAACTAACTTTACCAACATACATTGCCTTAAAAATATACCTATCAATATTACTGATAAAAAAATACCATTTGTTAACGAAATATTTGATAAACTCGCTAATATTTTTGCCGATTATTTTATTTTTATTAACAACGATATTTTAGTTTCTGATCGCTTTATTAAAAATATTTTAAAAAACCCTGAATACGACTGTTTTCCGGCAAGTAAATTACACTTTATTAAATTAGATTCAATTGATGCTACTGATAGTATACCAGAATCTTTAAGTGTTCATGGCTTTGATGGTTTCGGCATTAAAAGTAATTGGTGGAAATTAAACTGCAATAATTTTAAACCTATGCTTTTAAGCCGGGCGTATTGGGATACTTATTTTTATAGTAAATGTCAACTCTACGGAAAATGTTTAACTCTTAACAAGCCTCCTGCGGTCATTTTTCATCTTGATCATAAAAGTACATCAATGGAAAACGACCCCGGTAATACCTTTAACGAACAGAACTTCGTACAAGATAGCGATAATCTACCACAAAGATGGTTTCCTTATGTACAAAATATTTTGCTAAAACGCCCTGCACATCATAATATAAAATGGTACGTTCCCCTTATTAACGAAACAGATTTAGAAAAAGAATATTTTAAAAAATGAACATTACAGTCGCGCTTGCGCTTGATTATAAAAGAACAGACATAGCTCCGTTTTTAAACAGTTTTCAAAAATATTCATCAGGAGTGCTTTATTTAATTACTAATCAAATAAACATTCTTGAAAATAAAAAATATTCAAAAATAAAATTAGTTAACATTTTTGATCTTATAAAACAGTTTAATATTAACATACATAATTTGACTGTCTTTAATCTAAAACCAGTAATTTTCTATCTTTTTTTAAAACAATACAAAACAAAAGTTGATATTAAAAAAGTAATACTAACTGACGTAGATCTTTTTTTTCAGTATGACCCTTTCGTATTACTTGATAAAATAAAAACAGAGACATTTTTAATCGCTGAAGAAGGAAAAAAGTTTTTTGAGTGTGATACTAATACAACGTGGTTTAACGCCGGGTATCACGAACAGTATGATAAAGTTAAAGATCAAAAAATTTTAAATTGTGGTTTTACAGTAGGGTATTATGATGCAGTTCTTGACTATCAAAAACAAGTAGTAACAGAATTACAACATATTTTAGCTACCCGGCCTTATTTTGCATATGATCAGGTTATTTTGAATGTTTTAACATATAGTACAAAAACTATAACCCCAACTATACTTCCTCACGGAAACCCCTACGTTGCACACATGCATTATCAGTCTCCTAATCTTCTTACACCGGAATATTTTACAAGTGAAATGCTCAACGAAGAAAAAAAACCGTACTGTGTTATTCACCAGTATAATGATAAAGAAATAGCTAATAACTTTGTTCAAAAAAAATGGATATATTAAAAAAACAAAAAACACTCACTTTAGACGTATGGGGCGGTTTAGGTGATAATTTACAAGTGTCAACTATACCGAGACGTTTTTATGAAAAATTTGGTTATAAGGGGGTGTATATTTCAAATAGTGTACCGTGGAGAAATAAAGAAATTAAAGAGTTAGTCTGGGATTTAAACCCGTATATTGCAGGGTTTACAGACAAAAAAGGCGTTAATATTGCAGATGCAGGCCTAATTCAATACGACGGTACAACCCATTGGATAGCAAATATGGAAAAAATTTATCAGTTTACCGCTCCTTTTTCAAAAACTCCCGAAATATATTACGACATGTCCTCAAAAGATAACTTTAATGTTTGTAACAAAATTATAGTTGATCTAACAGCAAGTAATGAAAATAATACAATGGATAAAACAAATTATCGTAAAAATATGAAGAAATACTTTGATCAACTTCAAGATAAAATTACCATTGTTAGACTTAATAACATTAAAACAGATAAAACTTTTATTGACTATACAGATGAAATTATTAGCAGTAAAAACTACGAATTTATAGATATCAATAATATTTACGAGTATTGTCAAATTATTAAAAACTGCAAAAAATATATATGTAGTTTTTCAGGTAATCATTGCTTAGCTGCTGCTATCCGAAAAGACTTTACTTGTTTCGCTCCAAATATATACTACAATATGAAATATTTCATATTTGAATCTCAAATAACATATGCACTAATATGATTTCAATATATACACACCTTAGTCCAAATAAATTTTCATTTTTTTCTGAATTAGAACACTCAAACTACACTTTTTCTGATATACCTGAATATGCTATAGAGAGTTTTAAGCAAACAGAAAAACATCTTAAAACACCACCTATTATTTTAACAAATACAGACATAGATAAAAATTTTAAAAAAGAAATCGATGAATTTTATCAGTTATGTAAAAATGGTTTTCCTTCCTTTTATAAAGACCCATTTTGGCTAACAACCTTGTTACGTCTTTATGTAGTCTTTTTATATTGTGAAAAACATAATATTAATGAGTTTATACACTTAGAGTACGATAATTTAATATATTCTGATTTAAAAGAGCTTACTCACCTACCTCAATCACTGTATTTTACAAGAGTTGGACCCTTTTGTAGTTCAGCAGGTTTTGTTTTTTGTAACAGTTTAGAACATTTTAGGAAATTTATAGATAAAGTTAAAAGTCTTTTTATAAAAGGAGAAGAAACTGTTAAAAAATTTACTCAATATGGGCACTTATCTGAAATGATTTTAATCGATTTAATTTATACACATACAAAAGAGGTTATAGATTATCTGCCTATATTGCCTTTTTCACCTGGCAATGACAATTTTGATAAATTAAATGTTTTATTTGATGGTGCATCGTATGGGCAATATTTAGGAGGCACTAATAACGGACATAATAAAGGCTGGCACGGACTACATCATTATGTGGGCCAAGAAATTTCTAGAAATTCAATACAAATTATCTTTGAAGATAAACCATATATTTTTTTTAACAGTAAAAAAATACCAATTTTAAATCTCCATATACACTCAAAAAAATTAAAAAATTTTGTAAATGATTAAAGAAGAAATAATAACAGGTAATACCTTTAAAAATATTGCAGATGATTTTTTAGATGAAGAAAAGCCTTATATAGATATATCTAAAAAACCAAAAATTATTTTTTTAAAAACTGATTGGATTGAGCTTTTTAAACAAAAGGTGCTACCTCAGATAGACTATTCTTTTAAACTTATAACACATAATGCTGATAGACCTGCTCCTTCAGGAAATATAGATTTATTAGAAGATTCTAGACTTATTAAATGGTACGGGATGAATTGTCAAATTCAGCATCCAAAACTTCAACCGATACCTATAGGAATAGCTAATGAAAAATGGCCTCACGGTAATAAAGATATTTTACTAGACGTTATAAACACCAATATACCTAAAACAAATCTTTGTTATAGTAATTTTGAAATTACAACTAATTTTAATAAAAGAACTGAAGTACTCAACACAGTTAAAACAAAATCTTTTATTGATATAGATATACAAAAACTATCTTTTAAAAAATATTTAAGTAAACTTAAAAGTTATAAGTTTGTTATATCTCCTCCTGGTAATAGTGTAGACTGTCATAGAATTTGGGAAGCATTATATTTAGATGTTATACCTATAGTAGAAAAAAATATAGCTATGAATTATTTTTATGACCTACCTATTTTATTTGTGGATTCGTTTAATGAACTAACATATAATATGTTAGAAAAAGAATACACTAATTTTTTAAAAGTTAAAAAAGACAAAATCTTTTTACAGTATTATCAAAATTTATTACACTATATATGAATACACCAACGCTATGGATAGGAGACGGTCCTTTTGCAAAAGACCCTTACGTAGAAAAAACTGTTACTAATTTAATTGACAAATATAAATGCACTCATGCTGTTGAAACAGGTACTATGAAAGGTATTACAACAAAATGGTTATCAAAAAAATTTGAAAAGGTTTACACTATTGAGTTAGATGACTATTATCATAACTATGCACAAGAGGCTTGCAAACCTTTTGAAAATATCTCCTTTATAAAAGGAGATTCTGTTTCTCAATTAACAAATATTTTACCTGAAATTGCAGATAAAAAATGTTTATTTTTTCTAGATGCACACTGTCATGCAGTATGTCCTACGCCCAGTGAACTTATTATTATTAAAAATATGAAAGTTTTTCCTGTGATAGTTATACATGATTTTTATGTGCCGGGAACAAACTTTGGTTGGGACTCATACCCTTCATTTGAATACAAGTGGGAAAATATCTCTAATTTAATTGATGATATTTACGGTGCTAATAATTACGAGTACTTTTATAATACAGAAACTCATCCTGAAAGTTTTAATAGAGGGGTTGTCTTTATTGTACCAAAATAATGAATGTTCAAATATATATTTGTCATTACCCACCTTTAATAGATAGGAAGCTATATCTAGATACAGTTTTACCTTCTTTAAACATACCGTATAGTTATTTTAGCTATTTTAATCGCAAAAATATTACACCCTACGAAAAATACTTTAGCACAGATAGTAAAGTTTTGGAGCATAAAAATAATTTTATGCCACATAAGTGTTACGAGCCTTTAAAATCTCCATCGATAAAAGCTACAAATCTAGAACATGTACGTATATACCGCGAAATTCAAACAAACAATTCAGATTACCATTTAATTTTGGAAGATGATGCAGTACTATCTGATAATTTTAAACAAAAGCTTTTTAACACTATTGAAAATTTACCTAATGATTGGGATGTTGTATATGTAAGTAGTGGTTGCGAAAACCGACCTGTTATACGGAGCCTCGATGGTTCTAATTTTGCAAAAATAGAAACAAAAACAAGTTGGACAGCAAATGGTTATTTAGTTAAAAAAGAAACAGCTAAAAAATTTATCGATAATATAAGACCAATGATTTTACCTATCGATTTTGAACTTAATTTTTTACAAAATTATTTAAATATGAACGTTTACTGGCTTGTTGAACCTATAGTTTTTGAAGGTTCAAATCCTGTATCAGGATTAAACTACAAATACAACACAAGTCAAATTCGCTAAATTATGATGCAACTAACAACCCGTATTTATCCAGAAGAGTATTTAGAGGAGATTAAAAAAACCCTTGAGATTTGGACACACAAAATTAATACAAGCAATAACTTTGCTTTTATTAAATTCGGGGATGGTGAATTTTTTTGCATGATGGGTACGAGTGGCTCTAACTGCGATCAACACCCTTACACCCTTGATCTACAAAAGAAGCTTATCAATGCTTGGAACTATTATTGTGATAATAAACAACACGATGTGTATATTGCTGAATGGGCTGACCAGCCAGGATCTTTTGAAATGCCACAAAATATTCTACCTCAAAAAAATATCAATAACCCTGTTTTTGCTTTTTATAAACAAATAACAGAAAACAAAAATCTTAATTTTAAATTAGTAAATTTTGAAATTTTATTACAAAATACACTTACACAACAAAAGTATAATTTTTATAAAGCTATTAAAAACTCTAAACGTAAAAAAATATTTATAGGACCTGAAAGACTATCTCCTGTCCAGAAATTTTTAAATGTAGATATACATATACAAGTACCTCTAATAAACACTTTTTCAAAATATAATGAAATTTTACTACACTGTAAACAAACCTTTACACAAAATGCAATTTATATTTTTAGTAGCGGCATGCCTACAAAAGCCTTAATATTTGAATTATTACAAGAAATAAAAGACATTACTTGTTTAGATGTAGGTAGCGGATTTGATGCATTATTTGTAGGTGGTACAAGAGAGGGCCAGCTCGATAAAGCAATAGTTACATCTTTTTATAAAGATTTATTATGAGTAAAAATTTTGTATATATTTCAAACTATCAAGGCCGTTTAGGGAATCATATATTTCAATTTGCTTGGGCAAAAGCCGTTTCCTTGAAGCTTAATAAAGAACTTTCAGTACCAGGTATAGCATGCGATCCCGAAAAAGATGAAGGTTCTTTGTTTCTAAAAACTCATTTTTTAAGACATATTAAACCCTCTGATAAATGCATAAATGATTTCGTAGAAATAAATGATAGTAACTCCGAACTACCTTTTACCAGACCTGATTTATTTGCAAATAAATCTATAAAGGGAACAGGCTTTTTTCAAAACTATCACTTGTTTAAAACTTATAAAAACGAAATTAAACCTTATTTTGAGTTAAAAACATGCTCTAACATGAAAAATACTCTAGGCATACATATTAGATTAGATGACTTCCCTCAACAATTTCGTTGCCCGTTAGAATATTACATAAAATGTATTGAACAAACGTCTTGCGATCATATTCGTATTTTTACAGATGAACCTACACATCCTTTTATTACAACATTAAAATTAAAATTTAACAATCTAACGGTTGATAACTCTTATACGTGTACAGGTCAAAATAATTTTGCGGTTTTAAGTGAAATGTCTTCATGTGATGAAATTGCCATTTCGAAAAGTTCTTACTCATGGTGGGCTGCATATTTGAGCAATGCTCAAAAAGTCTATTTCCCTTCTACACCAAACAACACAGAATATTTTGCTGATGAATTTTATTTTGTAGATAATGAGCAAAGATATATTAAAATAACTGTTTAGTTTTATATATGTTTTACTCGTTTTCTAAAATTTTACAAAATTTTAACATAACCCCGACGGGCGTTATACATGTTGGCGCACATAACGGCAGTGATGTGCATTTTTACTTAAAACAAAACATTTCCCACGGACATTTTTTTGAACCTATACGTTCTAATTTCTTACAAGTAGTAGAAAATTGTAAAAATACAAATTACAAATGTTATAATGTTGCATTAGGATGTGAAATCGGGGAGGCTCAGATGTTTACAGAACAAGATAATCGAGGAGAATCTTGTTCAATACTTGAACCACAACTACATTTAAATCTGTTCCCGCATATAAAATTTACAGGGAAAGAAAAAGTGGTATTAAACACGCTAGATAATTACAAAATTACAGATTGCAATTTTTTAAACATGGATGTGCAAGGGTACGAACTAGAAGTCTTAAAGGGAAGTACAAAAACACTTAATAATATACAAATTCTTTACACTGAAATTAATCGAGCTGAGGTTTACAAAAATTGTGCGCAATTACATCAGCTAGTAGACTTTTTAGCACCGTACGGATTTCAGCTTATAGAAACAGATTGGTATCAAGACGGGTGTTGGGGAGACGGCCTTTTTATTAAAAAATAAAATGATCACATTTACATCACTTGGATCTCACGGACGACTAGGCAATCAGTTTTTTCAATATGCCTTTTTGATAGGTGTTAGTAAGAAATATAATTTACAAATTTGCTTACCCGATTTAAACGCAAAAGTATCGAATAATCAAACATGCCTATTAAACAGTTTTAATATTGAATATAAACCACTCAATTTTAATGATATTAAATATTTTTGTCAAGAAATTGAATTAAAAAGTAATAGTATTTTTAATACATATAACCCACAAAATATAGAAAACATACATAGTGGTACAGATTTTCTAGGTTTATATCAGAGTTATAAATATTGGATTGATTATAAAGATGAAGTTAAAAAGCAATTCACAGTTAAAAGTATAGAAATTTTAGATACTGCTAAAAACAAAATAAACGAATTAAAGAAACAATATAACAAACCTATTATAGCAGTACATCTTCGCAGAGGAGATGTTACTCAGTATATTGATTATAATGAGTATAAAAAATATCTTAGCACTGTTTTAAAAAATATAAAAGATTCAAAAAATTGCTTTTATTATATATTTACAGGTGGATCTGCTGACCCTATTGAGGATAAAAAAGATATAGAATGGGTAAAGGAATTTTATAAAGAGTTACCTTACTTTGAAGTATGTCAAACAGGTAACCCGATATTAGACTTTGCTCTTATACAAGAATGTGATCAGATTGTACTTGGCTATATATCTACTTTTGCCTGGTGGGCCGCTTTTCTTTCTGAAAAACCTACTTATGTCCCACAACATTTTAATATTAATAGTGAGCTTAGGTTAAATTACTACCCAGAAACATTTAATATATGTTAGCAACCTTTACACAAACATACGGTGATAATAGAAATATTATATATAGTGGTAAAAATCTTGATATAGGAGATATCTTTATACGTAAAAATATACCTATTAATTTCTACTCTTTTCATAATACACAAAATAAGGACAGTATTTTAAGTAACAACTATTTTAAAGAAATAAATTTTAATATAATTGAGTATAATAATATTAATTTCCCGGAAACTCTTAAACAAACACTTCATTACTTAAAAAAACAAAATATTAAAAAGGTGTTGTTATTGCAAGATGATGTATTTTGTAGCATACAGGATACATCTTTACTAAAAGACTTTTTAGATGTTTTAAATACTGATTATGAATGTCTTAATTTAGAGCTAAGTTTTGATTTTATTAACAGTAAACAAAATTTAATAAGAAACATTAATAAAATTAATAATACTTTTACAGTGCATGAAGTATTTACTCACGACTATAAACCTACAGGGTTTTTTCCTTTTGATGATGGTCCCTGCTTAGCTTCTATAGATTTTCTTTTAAACGAAGTGTACGATGATCACTACTTTGCTCACGACAATATATGGGATGCAGAAAACTATTTAAATAGAAAATTTTCTGAAAGAGAAAAAACCCTTAGACCTGTCTTAAATATGCCTGTTTATCGTAGATACAATATTGTAGGAAAAAACTACAATATAAGTCACGTACATGAACTTGTTAACTGCTTAAGCAAAAAATAATTCAGTAATATTATTATGCGACTTATTTTCAATAGCATTTTTAACTATAACACTAGGGTCAATATACCAATCTTCAAAACAGTTACCGTTGTGAGTTACGTCACTAACAACAAGTTTGTAATTTAATTTTTTTAAAAACTCTCGAGATGCTTGTTGAACTTCAACACCGAAACGATACAAATCGTGTTCAAATGTTAAAACTGAAAAACGATAGTCTTCGTGAGGTAGCTGATATAAAGCTTTTAAAGTATTGGTAGAAGGTTCTACGTCAAGAGATATATAATCAATCTGCTTAGGATATTTTAATGCTTTAAATAGTGTTTTGTAGTCAAATTTTGTAGCATCCGCCTCAATACACTTATTAACACGTTTTTGATTATAGGCAGCTACCATACCACTATCAATATCAAAAGCTGTACCTGTCCACTCAAAATCTTTTTCAAGTAAATAAGTGTTATTGAGATAACAAGGTTCATAGCTACCTACATCTATATAAACACCGTTTTTTTTACCGTTAAGCATTGTTAGTACAAACATATCCTGTAATGCTTGAGAATAGTTTTGTTTAATATTTTCAGAGCCGTCAAATTTAACTTTTAACCTTTTAAATAAATCTTTTGTAAACATTGTTAATATATTTAGCTCATTATATGAAAAAGTAAAATTTTTTACTGGAGTATATTTCGAAACAATATATTATAGATGATATGTTCGAAAGCGATTATGCAAATTATAGCTCTATTTGTCAGCAAGCTGTAGATAATGACGAAATGTTTAAAACATTTAAAGATAATCCTGTTTATCGTTCGATTCTTGAACACGTTAATGTTGAACAAGCACAGGTTTATTTGTCCCTTATTAGCACAAATGAACACTTTAATCAAATTCCTTGGGACAAAATTTTTATTAATGATACAATTGGCGGCCCTCAAATTAATAATTTTATTGTTAATAACAAGGAATACAATGTTTCGCCATCCAATTTTAGGTACGTACATTTTGGTTTAGAGATACTTAAAAATTTAAAACAATGCAACAACAATACACCTAATATTATTGAAATAGGTGGAGGTTACGGCGGACAATGTTATATAATTCACCTGTTAGCACCACTCTACGGTATTAAAATTAAGAGTTACACTATTTTAGATCTGCCAAGTCCGGTTGCACTTGCAAATAAATTTATAAGCACTATTAGTCCTGATATTAATGCCAAAGCGTATGTGTATAGTAATGTTGATATAACATATCAAAGTATTAACTATCTTGTTTCAAACTACGCATATAGTGAGCTTGATAAAAATACTAGAGATGTATATGCTGAAAAAGTTCTGTGTAAAACAGCAGCAGGCTATCTTGCATGGAATACCGCAGAATCTTTAGATAGTTTTTTTAGTACAGTTGTAACTAAAATTACTGAAGAGGTACCTAAAACCAGCCCAAACAATTTTATTGTAACGTATGCGTCTAGTCAGCTTTAAAGCATTATCTATACGTAATTTTTTATCGGTAGGGGAAACACCCGTTGTAATTAATTTTCAAACCGGTGTAAACGTTATTACCGGAACCAATTACGATAAAGAGGATTCAAAAAACGGTGTCGGAAAGTCTACTATAGCTGATGCTTTGTACTTTGCTTTGTTCGGAACAACTATTAGAGAGCTTTCCAAAGACTTAATAGTCAATTCTTTCACAAAGAAAAAATGCGAAGTAGTACTAGATATTGATATTGAAAACGGAAACGGTTTGTCCCAGTACCGTATCACAAGAACTATTAATCCTACTAAGTGTCATATGACTAAGAACGGGGAAGACGTAACCCGTTCCACGATGGCTAAGACGAATGAGTATATTCAAAAGCTCATTATGTCTAATGGCAAAATCTTTCAAAATTCTGTTATTATGACTATCAATAACACTGTGCCCTTTATGGCTCAGTCTAAAATTGATAAAAGAAAATTTATCGAAAGTATTCTTAGTCTTGAAATCTTCTCTGATATGTTGTCAAAAGCTCGAGAAGAGCACAACGTGCTTAAAAAAGACTACGAGGTACTTTTTACTAAAATCGAGGGTATTGAAAAAGGTTACAAGTTTAATAAAGAACAGCTCGACGCTTTTGAAGAAAACAAAAGACAAAAAATTGAAGCACTTGTAAAACGTATTGAAGAGAATAAACAAAAGATTGAAGACCTTAAAAAAGAAATTAAAAAGCTTCCTGATGATGTCATTGAAAAGCTCAATACAAAAGAAGAACAAATTAATAACGAGCTAAAACAAATACGAGAACTTTATAAGGCTGCTTATAATAACTTAGCTGATGTTAAGAGTAAGATTAGTCATGCTGAAGGTCAGCTAAAAGAAATCGACAAAGTCGGTGCTATTTGTACAACCTGCAAAAGAGCGTACTCTGAAGACGATCTTAAACATAAAGAAGCTAATAAAAAAGAACTTAATAATAAATTAAAAGATCTTAATAAAGTACTTGATATAGCTCAAAAAGCTCTCGATAAGATTAATACTGATCAGGCTAAAAAAGAAAAAGAACTTAAAGATATTCAGGATAAGAAAAATGTCGTAAGAGATGTTATAAACAGTAATAACAACACTAGTACAAAGATAACCCTTATTGAAGAAAATATTCAAAGTCTCTTAAAAGAAATTGAGCAGGTTAAAAATGAAACTAATAAAGCTCTAGAAGAGGTAGTAAAAGACTTAGAAGAGAAACTCAAAACAGGTAAACAAGAACTAGAAAAACTAGATCATGATTGCTCAGTTCTCGAAGTAGTTAGGTTTGTTGTATCTGAAGAAGGAGTTAAATCATACATTGTTAAAAAAATCTTAGCTGTGCTTAATGGCAGAATGGCTTATTACCTAGATAAACTTCATGCTAATTGTTTGTGTCAGTTTAATGAATTCTTTGATGAGTTAATCACGGATGAAAAAAGTGAACAAAAGTCATACTTTAACTTCTCAGGTGGTGAAAGAAAAAGAATTGACCTAGCTTGTTTATTTTCATTCTTAGATATTCGTAGAATGCAAGGGGATGTACATTTCTCTACTATTTTTTACGATGAACTGTTAGACTCTTCTTTAGATGATAAAGGTGTAGAGCTTGTTTTAGACGTCTTAAGAGAGCGCGCCCAGATGTATAATGAAAACTGCTACATTATTACACACCGTGGTACCACAATCACAGAAAAAATAGATAACACAGTTTTTCTGGAAAAGCGCAACAATTTCACTTATTTATTATCATAACCTTATGTCTCAGTTCATTGTTCAACAATCCGGTATCCCCAACTTAATGGGAGCTCCAATTGGGTTACCACCCTTTATTCCTACAACAACACAGGTACTACCTGTTAGAGGAGGAACCGAGTTACCACCACCTGAAATTCCTGGGCAAGGTCTTCCAAGAGCTATTAACTATCTTGCTGACTATGGAGGCTGTTCGTGGTATCGCTGCATGGCACCGAACTTAATGCTCAATCTATATCAGAAGGCCGTAATGCTAGAACTAACCACAATGGTTCTTGACCCGAGATTTTATGCTGGTGTTAAAGCAGTTAAAATTCAACGTCAAGCAACTCCTATTCAAAGAGACTTCGTTAAGATGCTTAAAGAGATTTCTCGTCAAATGCCTGATGGAGGGTTTAAGCTTATTTACGAAATTGATGATATTGTTTTTAGAGAAGATATACCAGATTTCAATAGAAATAAAGACGCTTTCGTTGCAGATGAAATCCGCAATTCGATTTTAGAAATTCTCGATATGTGTGATGAAATTACAGTAACCTGTGATTTCATGAGAGATTATTTTAATGAAAAAACTGGCACTAAAAAAGCTACAGTTATTCCAAATTACTTACTTAAGTGGTGGTTTGATAGATATTATAATCTCGGAGATCTGGTTAAAAACTTTGAGAAAAACAAAAAGAAACCAGTTGTATCTATTTTTGCTTCAGGTACACATGTTGATGTCACCAATCGCACAAATCAAAATGATGATTTTGCAAAAGTGGTTCCTGCTATTATTAAATCTCGTAAAGACTTTAAGTATCAGTTCTATGGCTGTTACCCTTTACCCTTAAAACCGTTTATTGATAGAGGAGAAATTATCTTTAAAGAGTGGACTCCTCTTCCTGAGTTCCCCGGAGCTATGGCTGAATCCGGTACACAATTAACTTTTGCTGCTCTACAAGACAATAACTTCAACCGCGCTAAGAGTAATATTAAGCTACTCGAAGCCGCCGCACTAGGTATTCCTTGTGTGTGCCCAGATATGTGTACATACAAGGATGCCTTCTTAAAATACAATACTGCAGATGAGTTTATTGATTGTATTAAAACTGCTACTAAGAATCAGTCTGTTTATGCTGATCTTTGTAAGAAGTCTAGAGCATATGCCGATAACTTCTGGTTGGAAGATGAAAAGAATCTTATGAAGCATCATGAGGCTTATTTTACCCCTTACGGATCCCCAGATCGGAAATATTTGCTTGAGACTAATCCCAAGTCATAATACAATAGGTCTTAGTGTATAGGAACGCATCATATAACCCACGAGAGGGTACTGTATATCTTAGAACCTGGACTGAGGACGGAAACCGGATTGATACCGAGGTTCCCTTCACACCTTATCTTTTTACGGAACATAAGGACTCAAAAGATGCAGTATCTATTTTTAAGTCACCTCTTAAGAAGCATTACTTTAAAAATACGTTTGAACGTACTAAGTTTGTACAAGAAACTAAGAATCCAAGATTGTTTGGTAACTTATCCGTTGATCAGCAATTCTTAGTTGACCGGTTTAAAGAAGAAGTTCATAAACCAGAATTCAGTCAGTTTCCACTCAAAGTCTTTTTTATTGACATTGAAACGTATTCCCCTGGGGCTTTCCCTATACCAAAGTACGCTAAAGATCCGGTCAATCTTATAACAGTACTTGATACACTTAGTGGTAAAATTCATACCTGGGGTCTGAGAGAAGACTACAAACCTAAACTTGACAACGTTACATATTATTGTTGTAAAACAGAAGGTGAGTTGTTTGAGAGGTTTGTTAATTTTTGGAAGAAGGATCCGCCTGACATCTTAACGGGCTGGAATACCGAACAGTTCGACATTCCCTATATTATTAACCGAGCTAAGAACTTGCTCGGAGAAGACTTCATTAAACAGCTCTCACCTGTCGGTCAGGTACATTACAGAGAAAACTTTGCTAAGTTTGGTAAGGAGATGGGTAGGTGGTATATTTCCGGTATTAGCTGCTTGGACTACATGGAAATCTATAAAACCTACTCTAAAGGCGATAGAGAGTCCTTCTCTTTAAACTACATTTGTGAATATGAACTCGGTGAAGGTAAGCTAGCTATCAACGCTACTAACCTTTCTTCTCTATCTGAAACAGACTGGGAAAACTTTGTAGACTACAATATTCAAGACGTTGACTTGCTTCGTAAACTCGAAGAAAAGCTCAACTACCTAAAAATTATTCGCTTGCTGTCTTATAAAGGTTGCACAAACTTTGAAAGAGCTTTAGGAAAGGTATCGATCGTAACTGGAGCTATGACACTTCAGGCACAAAAACAGGGGTATATTATCCCTACCTTCAAGAATGAAACTGATAGAGAATCTCTAGAGGGTGGTTACGTACGAGATCCTGAAAGAGGTCTTAAAGAGGCTATTGTATCTTTTGACGTTAACTCTCTATACCCAAACACTATTATTACTCTTAATATCGGTTCTGAAACTAAGCTAGGTAAAATTGTAACAGGGGATCCTGAATACGATAATGAAGTGGAAATTAAACTTGAATCTGGTGGCATGTTTAAAGTTACTACCGCTAAACTTAAAAAGTTCTTAACTGACGAAAATGTAGCATTGTCAAAAGCTGGCGTTTTATACTCACAAAAGTTTAAAGGTGTCTGTCCTAATTTGATTAATAGCATTTATGATGAGCGCGTATATGCACGTAACGAAATGCTTAAACTAAAAAAGACAAAGCAAAAAGATAAAGATACTATTGGGAAGATTCAGTACTTTGATACTCTACAATACACGCTAAAGATTCTTCTCAACTCCATCTACGGTACGTTTGCTAACAAGCATTCAGCGTTTATGGATATTGATAACGCCTCGTCTATTACTCTAACTGGTCAGGCTGTTGCTAAAGCAGGTGGTGCTATTATCGATGCTTGGGCTAAGGAAAAGTTTGGTGTTACAGAGTCTCTTATTTTAGCCGGAGATACTGACTCTCTATATACAACAATTCAGCCAATTCTAGATAAGCTTAAACTCCCACTTGTTAAAGACGGTAATGTAACTGCAGAAGCTCATAAGATTGTTGATGCAATGGAAAAGCATCTCAATATTGAAATTATTAATTGGGCTAAATCTGATCTTAATTCTGCTGATCCTCGATTTGTCTTTAAACGAGAAGCTATCGCTGATGTAGGTTCATTCTTAATGAAGAAGCGTTATATTCTTCATATTTTGGATGAAGAGGGCGTTCCTATTAGTAAATTTAAATATGTAGGTGTTGAACTGGCTCGTTCAACAACCCCTAAGGAGGTAAAGGCCTTGATTAAGAAAACTATTGATACAGCTTTCTTAACTAAAGACGTCAAAAAGACTAATGAGATATTTCGAGAAGCTTACGATCACTTTAAGACTCTAGATATATCAGAGGCAGCTTTTCGTAAAGCGGCTAAAGAACTTGAGAAATACTCTGCCGATGCTTCTTTACATAAATTCAATAAAGGTACACCGTGTCACGTTAAGGCAGCTCTAGCTTACAATTTTCTTCTCGAGAAAATGAATATACAGAAAAAGTATGAAAAGATTACCTCTGGACAGAAAATTAAGTTCTTTTATGCTATGAAGAACCCTTACGGTTTAGATGCCGTAGGATTTAGTAGCGAGTACCCAAAAGAGTTTCACGAGATTAAGATTGACTACGATAAGATGTTCGGTAAAATTGTTGTACCGCCTATCGAAGCTGTCTATGATGCAATTGGATGGAGAATACCTCGAATTGGTAAAGAAGTTCAAACAGATTTATTTGATTTATTTGGAGATTGATTTATTATTTTAACTATGCTTATCTCACACGAAACACCCGTATCGTTACTTCCTTACTCCTGGAGCTATAATGACTATGATTATTGTTTAGTACACTTACTTCCTGAGAATCAAAAGTACAAAGACTTTTATTTTAAATCCGTTGAGCATGGACGTAGAGTACTTTTAGATAATTCTATTTTTGAGCTAGGCACAGCATTTGATCCAGATCAGTTTGCATATTGGGTTAAAGAGCTTAAACCCTACGAGTACGTTATCCCGGATGTATTAGAAGATGTCACTAATACTTGCATGTCTTTAAATAACTTCTTAACAAAGTATCCTGATTTACCTGGTCGTAAGATAGGTGTTGTTCAAGGTAAGTCATATCAAGATATTGTTGATTGTTATAAGTATGTAGCGCCAAGAGTAGATAAAGTAGCTATTTCTTTTGACTACTCTTATTATCTTGACAATTACGTTTATGGGGATCTTAACTTACCAGGTTATATTAATAAGCTTGAAGAAAACAAGTGGTTTAAGTATGCTTTAGGCCGGGTCAAGCTGTTAAATGATCTTTACAATGATGACGTTCTAGATGTTGAAAAACCACATCATCTTCTTGGGTGTAGTGTTCCTTGGGAGTTTGCCCTTTATAAGGATAACGATCTTGCAGAGTATATTGAAACTATTGATACGTCTAACCCTATTGTTGCAGGTATCTTAGGTAAAAAATACGAACCTAAATACGGTCTATCAGAAAAGTGGTCGGTTAAGCTTATTGACTTTATTGATGCTGAATTAACTGAGCAGCAAATTGCTGATTCATTTTATAACGTAACGCAATTTAGACAGTTTTGCCGATGAGACCTTGGGTAACACTATTCAGTCAGACAGGTTCTGATATTTATAATGTATCTAAGGTTCTTAAAAAAGCTCCCGACATCATTGTAACGAATAAGTCTATTGAAAAGATTGAAACTATTAATCTGGACTTACTCGATAAGTTTTTTGATCGTATTGTATTTTTACCTAATAAACCTACAATTGAGGAGTATTTAGTGGCTATACCTGATGATTCTTTAGTAACACTGCACGGTTGGTTACGAATAGTACCTCCTGAGATATGTGATAAGTTTGAAATTTATAATTTACATCCTGCACCTTTATCTAAGTATGAGTTTCTAAAAGGTAAAGATCCTCAAATAAAAACATTCAATATGAGATTAGAATACTCAGGTAATACAATACATAAATGTATACCTGAGTTAGATGCCGGTGAAATATTAGCAGAAAATTACTTTAAAGTTAAAGGTTATACTTTAGATCAAATATTTGAAGAGACTCATAGAGAAGCTTCAAAATTATGGTGTCAATTTTTAAAAGATAGATTATAATAGAGAGATATGAGAGTATCATTTACAGGGGCTCAGAGTACTGGTAAGACTACTTTGTTAAATGAGTGTAAGTTAATTTACAAAGATTATAAATTTGTAGATGAAGTGACTCGTTATGTTCGTAAGTCTTATGATGTAAAGATTAATGAAGCGGGTGGATCTGAGACTCAATTGTATATTTTAGCTGAGCATATTAAGAATCATTTAAGAACTGAAGAAAATCTAATTTTAGATAGATGTATTCTAGACGGATATGTTTATACAAAGTATCAAGTCGATAATAGAAAAGTAAATCATAGTGTACTAGAAGCTTTTAATGCCGTATTTAGTACTTTGTTTAATAAACTGGATTTGGTTTTTTATACAGATCCTTCTGACGTTAAGTTAGTTGATGACGGTGAGAGAAGTACTGATAAAGACTTTAGAGCAGATATTATTGATATTTTTGAAGATTTAATTGGTTATAAAATGTCTCCTGAGAATAGAAAAAAGGTAGTAAGACTTACAGGTTCTGTAGAAGAGAGAATGAAAACTATTAAAAAATATTTAAAACAATGAGTACAAACCTATCAGATATTGCATCTAAAACGCTTGGTTCATCTGCATCTTATGCAGTCTATACTGATCAATTTGACCCGTCACTTCTTAATCCTTTGCCTCGTAAGTTAGCACGAGACGGTTGGGACATTAAGGGAGATGAATTTGTTGGCTATGACACTTGGCACTGCCATGAAGCTACTTTTATTCTTAATAACGGTGCACCTATTGCCGGTACATTAAAGTATACCTATTCTTCTGACTCAGAATTTATGGTTGAATCTAAATCAGCTAAACTTTACTTGAATACATTCGATATGTGTAAGATGGGCGCTACTGTTGATGACGCTATTCTTAACTATGAGCAGCAAGTTAAGACTGACCTTGAACAAGCTCTGAAGACAAGTGTTGATGTAAAATTCTTTAAATCCGGAGATGATATTAACGAGATATTTCCAATGACTAGTTATATAGATCTTCAAAACTTCTTAGGTAAGAATATAGAAAATATTGAAATTACTGATTACAATGCTGAACGTAATCACCTAGAATTTGAAAAAGTTAATTTCTCTGGATATGGATACTCTATAAAAGATAATAAAGCTCTTTATGCTAATAGATTTTTTACAAATGCCCTAAGATCTCGATGCCGTCATACAAAACAGAAAGATACTGGTGCAGCCTACATTTCAATCAACACACTTGATTCTGTTATTAAACCAGAATCCCTCTTTAAACAGATTGTTTCCTTAAGAGAGGTTAACGAGTTTCATGAATTTTGTGCTGAAAAGCTTTATACCGAGATTATGAAATGCCCGGAGGTTGATTCGTGTTGTGTTACACTGCTTTACTCTCGCCGCGGCTCTCTCGATATTAACCCGACAAGAGCTACCTCATATGATTTACTACCGCCTGTGCTTATTAATTCAAAATATTACACTAAAAAAGCAATGGGCCAGTAGAACTTTTAAAATAACAAATATAAATTATAAACATTATGGCAAACACAGAAAATAAAATCGTAGTATTCTTCGACGCTGTCGGTAGAACAATCCTTGGTGAAAAAGTTGACGAAAAAACAACTGATAAAGTTCTTTCAATTAAGAACCCAGCTGTTGTTCATATTATGCCTAACCAGCAAACCGGTCAACTACAGCTTCAAATTCTTCCTTTGTTTTTCAAAGAGTTTTTGGCTGATAAAGACACCGGTACAGTTTGGAATTACAGCCGTGCAAATATTACCGAAGCTGTTGATGTTACTTTTGACTTCAAGCTTGAAGCTCAATACCGTCAAATCTTTGCAGCAGGTCCAGCACCAGCCCCTCAGCAGCCACAAGGCTCACCTGAAGTTATTCGCTTGTTCGATGAATAGTTAGTATATCTTTTTAAAAGCATTTTACTTTTATTTTTCACTAAACTACAAATAGGATCAATAGTGCATCCTAATGCTTTACTTGCTTCAGTAGCAGAGTTATAATATAAGATATTTCCAGTAACGGTATCTAACAATTTTATTTTCAAGCTGTGAGACGGTTTACAACCTTTTTTAGCTTTGCTGATTGCTAAACAATGTTCAGGGCTCTTTTTAACCCCCTTCATCGCTTTACTGACACCTTCCCCTCTACGTTTTACTAACGCTTTAGAAGGCTTTGGATATTTTTTACCTAAATTAGCTCCTCCATTGCCACCTGTACCTTGAAGCTTTATATTATAGCCATTTTTAATAGTATTAAATTTTTGAATATAAAATTCTTCTCTTTTTCGACAATCATTAACACTTGTGTTTATTACTTCTAATACTTCAAATACAAAATTTTGCACTCCATATTTGTTAAAAGCATTAGTAAGTTTTTTATTATAGTATGTATGTTTATGTTTTGCGTATTGATTAAATCTTACCCAAAAGCCTTTACCGCATTTTCGAAATGTACTGCCAATATAGACTTTGTTACTCAGTAAGTTTTTAATTTGATAAACGCCATTATTGTATCTATAATTTTCGTTAATAAATTGCATAATATTATTTATTCTACTATGAATAGTTTTTTAACTTCAGGACTAATGAATAGTAAGTTGCATTCCCTAAAGGTTCCTACACAATAGAGGTATGGCAAAAAAAGACGATCCTCTTTCCGGGCTTAAAGATATCTTTAAAGCAGTAGACGACCTCAACCCTGATGCAGCAGTTCTAGACTCATCAACGTTATCAACCGCTGACGATTGGATTGATACAGGCTCTTATGCCCTCAATGCAATTATCAGCGGTTCGATGTATAAAGGTATACCTGTAGGTCGTATCTCAGGCTTTTCTGGTCCTTCAATGGCAGGCAAAACTCTTATCATGAATAAGATTATGGCCAATGCTCAGAAAAAAGGTTACGTGGCTGTTATTTGGGACTCTGAGGTAGCTGTTGATAAAAAAGGAGCACAAGCAGTTGGTATGGACCCGTCTAGAACCAAGTATTATCCAGTTGAGACTATTGAAGATTGCCGTAATCAGATTTGTACCTTTCTTGATAATGTCATTAAATCTGATAATCCTGATTTAAAATTTATCGTTTCGATTGACTCTTTGGGTAACTTAGCTTCAGGTAAAGAATTAAGAGACGCAGCGTCAGGTAAAGATGCATCTGATGTCGGACAGCGCGCTAAAGCTATTAAGTCGATGATGCGAGTCTTAACTTATAAAGCTGCTAAAGCTCGTGTACCGATTCTTTTTTCTAATCACGTCTATGACTCGATGGAAATGTTTCCGACATTGGTTAAGACCCAATCAGGAGGTAAGGGCCCGATTTATTTGGCTTCCGTCCTTGTTCAGCTTTCTACTAAAAATGAAAAAGTATCTGATAACCCAAATGAAAGTTCAATTGCTATTGCTCATAACATCTCTGGTGTCACTCTGGGCGCTCTTACTATTAAAAATCGCTTCGTACCAAACTATCTTAAGACTGAATTGTACCTTAACTTTAAGTCTGGACTCGACAAGCACACTGGTCTGTTTGAGATTGCTGAGGCGTTTGGTGTTATTGAAAAGCCCGGTCGTACCGTAATGTTTAATAACGAGTCGTTAGGTTACCGTAAAGATTTAGAGAAGAGTTCTGAGTTTTGGGGTAAGATTATGCCTAAGCTTGAAGAAGTTCTTCAAGATAAGCTTTGTTACGGTGGTGGTGATACATCAGTTGATATCGAGGCAGAAGTCGATAATATTGATTGATGTCCTCTAAGCTCGATCTTGATTACTACGAGAATATAATCCTCTTCAACTCTTTACTGAGTCAAGAGTATCTCTCGTCAATTATAGAGTATACAGATCCTGCATACTTTAATGATCAGAATATCCGAACGATATTCAAAAGCATTGCTTCCTACTTTCAGGAACGAGGCACTTGTCCTTCAATTACTGAATTAAAGGCTCGGCTTACTTCTGACGAAGAAAAGAAAGCATTTAATCACGTAGCTGCTAAGTTTAAAGAGCTTGATACTAAATTTAATAAAGAAGAGCTTCTTAATAATACAGAGCGATTCTTAAAAGAACGTTGTTTATATAAGACGATTGTTGATACCGCCGAAAAATACGCTCAAGGAAAGGCTGATCCTGCTGATACACTTGAGCAGTTTGAAAAGGCTTATAATATCACCTTGTCTGAAGATATGGGCTCGTGGTATTTTGAAGATATTGACGAACACATTAAAGAGCTAACAAAGGTTTATAGTCCGATACCTACTGGCTGGAAGTTCTTAGATGAAAGACTCGAAGGTGGTTTATTTCCTAAAACTCTTACTTGTCTTGTTGGCCAGGTTAACATTGGTAAAAGTATCTTTTTAGGCAACTTAGCAGCTAATATGGTAATGAAGGGTAAAAACACCCTTCTTATCTCTCTTGAAATGTCTGAGTTTATGTATGCTAAGCGAATTAGTGCACAACTCACTCAGATTCCTCATAATGAATTAAAAGTTTACACTGACGAACTTAAACAACAAGTTGAACATATTAATAAGCAATTAGAATCAAAACTTATTATTAAAGAGTATCCACCGAAAACTATTTCTGTAAGACATATCGACGGTTATATTGGTAAATTAAAGCATAGAGGTTTCACGCCTGAAGTAGTTGTCATTGACTATATTAATCTTCTTAAACCTACCTCAAAAAATCTTAACTCTTATGCTGAAGTTAAAGAGATTGCTGAACAGCTTCGCGCACTATCTTTTAAATATAATATACCATTTGTAACGGCATCACAGTTAAACCGCGGAGCATTTAACACTGTTTCGCCCGGAATGGAGGGTATTTCTGAAAGTATCGGTCTTGCTGCCACTTGCGATGTTATTGCATCGCTTTGGCAGGAAGAAGAAGATAGAGAGCTTGGACTCATTCACCTTGGTATGCAGAAAAACCGATTTGGTGTTAATTACGGTCACTGTACCTTTAAAGTTAAATACGAAACGTTAACTCTTTCAGAAGTTAACCCTGATCATTTTGCCACCGAGAACACCCAACAAGCTGTTCAAGAAGCTCAAGACACTTTATCTAAATTAGCAGAGTAGAAAAACCTTGATTAATAGCATTTTGTGTAGTAAATACTCTACATATAAATGTTTAACGAAAAGGTCCTTAATGACTTTAATTCCAGAAATGATCCGCTTAAGCAAGTCTGTACAAAAGAATACATTCTTGGGGTATTTCGTTTTGGTTCTTTTTTATCCATTGTTCATAATAAACGCTTGAATCCTGCTGCAATATTTGTTACAATTTTAGAAAATAAGGAGATTAGAGATTTGTTTATTGAAGTCACCAATTCTGAAAATGCTCACGAAGCACTACTTGGCCTGTTGCAACTTTATCCACCGCTACTAAAATCGAAAAACACTAAACGGCTGTTTAGAAAATCGATTAAAAAATGACGGATCTCGAGCGCAGAATTTATAATAAACATTTAGCTGTTTCTCGTTCTCTTCGTGGTAAGGCTTTTAAACTAAAGCAAGACTTTACTAATTTTGAAAACGACCCGAAATATCTACATATTAAAAGGCTTACTACTTTCTTTGCAAAGTATCCCGATGTCTGTATGGATACCTATTTTGTAGCACCCTACAAGCTATACCCTGATACACCCTATTTTGATCTTTCCTATTTTGCATCCCCAAGAGCTATTAAATGTTATACAATTTATAAGCAGCAATTATTTCAGCAATCACCTGATGCGCAAAGAGATGACATTAAAGAATCCTTACAATTTATTGTAAGATACTGCCTTCAAAATAATATACAACTTCATGATTATGTCTTCCATAAAGAAAGGTCTATTGAACCTATTTGGACCTATCATATTAAACATAATAAAATTAATCCCTACGTTTTAATGGAGTTCCCTAATCTTTTTAATACAATATCTAGTATGCCTCAAGATGAAAGAGAATTTCTTCTTGGTAATTTTGGCAGAAATTATCACGAATACCGGACAAGATATATGAATTCTAAAGAAGCAAAGCCGTTCCTCGAAAAAGCTTTTCTTCGCTTAAAACTTTTTGTAGATAAAAACTTGAAATCTACAAAATATCAACCATAATATACACACTATGACATTCACAAAAAATATGTTTAACGAAATTAAAGAATCTCTTTCCAGTAAAAAGGATTCTCCTTATAAAGAAATCATGAAATTTGAGCCTGGTAAGACTTACGTCGTACGTCTCGTTCCGAACGTAATCGACCCTAAGCGTACAATGTTCCATTATTACCACCACTCCTGGAATAGTCTTTGTAATGGTCAGTTTGTTACTACCCTTTGCCCCTCAACTTACGGAGAGCAGTGCCCGATCGATCAGTATGTCTTAAAGACTTATAATACCGGTACTGTTGAAGAGAAAAATAAGATTAAGCCAATCACTCGTAAGGAGAACTGGTTTGTCAATGCTTATGTTATTTCCGATCCTACTAATCCTGAAAACGAAGGTAAGGTTAAAGTTATCCGTTACGGTAAAGAGTTAGCTAAAATTATTAACTCTGCGATCGACGGAGACGACTCTGATGAATTTGGAGTTAAGATCTTCGACGTTGCTGAAGGTTGTTCCCTTAAGATTAAGTCCGAGTCTCGTACAGGTACAGCTGGTGGACGCGCCTTTGTAACTTACACGTCATCGAAGTTTACCTCACCGTCAAAGCTCGAGGGCATAGATGCTAAGAGGGTTGATAATATTTACGAGTCTCTTATTGAACTCGATAAGATCATTAAGCCTAAGACTTATGCTGAACTTCAACGTATGATGGATCAACACTTCTTCTGTGTCCAAGATATTGCATCAGTTGACGAAGAAGAGAAGGATGAACCAGCACCTGCTAAGGTTGCTGAAGCTAAGAAAAATGACGCACTCGATTCTATCTTTGCAGGAATCAAGGAGTCTTCTAATAAAGAAGTAGAAGAGAAGCCTGCTGTTGATGACACTGACGCTAAACTTAAAGAACTCCTTGCAAGTCTCTAATTTATGTTAAGAAGCAAAAAAAAGTTACTACACGCTAACCACAATATAGTTCATACACCAGAAGAAATAGAAGAACTAATATCAAAAGGAGCTCAGGCATATGAACAATATTTAGACGCTCTTGGCTTCGATTGGCGTAACGACCCTAATAGTGCTGATACACCTCGTCGTGTAGCAAAAGCGTTTGTTACTGATTTGGCTATGGGGTGTTATTCAGCGCCCCCTAAAGTAACCGCCTTTGATAATGTTGATGGTTATGATGGGATGGTTTGTCAAAATAACATTAAGGTAGTTTCAATGTGTTCCCATCATCATGCTCCCTTCATGGGTGTAGCTCATGTAGCTTACCTACCCGCTAAGAACGGTAAGGTTATAGGTCTATCAAAACTTAATCGTATTGTTGATTGGTTTTCGCGTCGTCCTCAAGTTCAAGAGAACCTCACTATGCAGATCCATCAGTATATTGATATGGTCTGTGAAAAGAATAAAGGGGTTGCCGTATTAATAGAGGCTAATCATACCTGCTGTTCTAATCGTGGTATTAAGCACGACTCAACTATGAGAACTGCTAGAATGTCGGGATCGTTTTTAGATGAAAAAGATAATTCACGGGCTGAGTTTTACAAGTTTGTGGAATTCGCTCAAAACGGTAAAGGGTCTGTTTCGTAAATCTATGAGTGTTACAGAAGAACAACTTGCAACCGCTATTGTAGCTAAAATGGCTGGTATAACTCTTATGGATGTTGATAAAAACACCGTAACGCAATCCTCGACTGGTCCTGCTACAAAAATTGACCCTAAGCAGTTTCTGCCTGGTGTTCAGCAAATGCAGCAAGATCGTCAAGCTGCTGCACTTGCTCAACTCAATAGAGAAGCTGAAATGATGCATCCATTACCGCAAGCTCAGTACCAACACCCTCAGTTACATCAGCCTATGCCAACTGCAAATGTTCAAACAGTAAGCACACCACAAACTCAAACACTTACAGGTCATGACCCAAACCAGCTTACTTTTGATTTCCTTGACGAAGCAACCACTAAAAAGTCATTAAAACAGTTGGATTTAATTGTAGACTATCTATACTCTATTAATAACAAATTAGATAAGGTGCTCTCGAAACGTGACTAATATACTATCTCTAAAAAAAGAATCCTTCGTTCAGAAGTTTCTTTTACCTATTAGCAAACTAGCTGATAATATTTCTATTTCGTTTAACGATGAAGAGATATCTACTACCTGTGCTTCACCTGACGGTTCTATAGTATTATTAGCTACCTATAAGACCGATACAGCTGTTAAAGGCATACCCCGTATTAATCTTCCTGATGTTAAGAAGTTTATTCGTCTTATTGACTGTGTTGATATAGATACGATAGCTCTCACTATTAAAGACAACCATCTCAATTATGAGACGCCTTCTCAAAAATTTAATTACTTTCTCTTAGAGGATAGCTATATGCAGAGATGCCCTGTTAATCCTGATAAGATTAATAAGCTCAAATATGATACCGGTTTTATACTTTCTAGTAGCAAGTTTAATGATGTCCTAAAGGGAAGCTCTATTGCTACAGATTCTGATAAGCTTTATTTTTATACTAAGGACGACAAAGTCTATGCTGAATTAAATGATTACGAGAGACAGAACATTAATAATATTACCTACCTTGTATCAGATAAATTTGTTGGGGAGCAAATTAAAAATACCCTTCCTTTAAACTTAGAAAATATTAGACTTTTAGCAGGCATTAAATGTAACGAGTTTACTGTGAAGGTTAACAACGAACTAAAGGTAACTCTCTTTCAAATTGAAGAGGAAGGAATAACAATTAAATTTATTATTTCAGCCCTTGTAAAATAAATTTTACCTCCATAAGTCTTATTATGTCAAATAAACTATCCACACTAGGTTACACTTTAAAGCGTTTGAGAGATTCTGGTTACTACGCCCACAAACTCTTTACAGAATACAACGATGCTGATCCTCGTGCTTGGACTATTATTATTGACCCGGGTGTCAGTTCTGTTTTTTGTACATGTTTTGTGAATGAACCTTTTTATGGAGATTCTTATTTTGAAATTCAAGACGGTGATAGAAATATCCCTGGCCGTTTAAAGATTCAAACATCCTCTTTTGAAGTTTTAATTGAACATTTAGTAAAATATAATATCAATAATAAAGCACCAGGTTATACACAGCGCCGACTATTATCACCAGAAAAAAAATAAATATTAACGGTATGCCTGGTGAATATAAGCCAAAGAAAAAGCCTAAAAAGACTTATCGTAAAAGGAAGACCGATGCTTTAGGTCTTAGTGCTCTAGATGCTGAGCAATCTATTTTACCTGAAAAACATAAACTTCAAGTAGAGGAAGTTATTAAACAAGCTTTTCTCCGCTTTTATGATAATGCTACTCTTAAGCAGTATAAAGTAAAAGACTTAGAGCAACTTGATACTGTTATTACCGAATACCTAAATACCTTTATGTTATTAGGTTATGACATAAATGGTGAAAAGGTTGTTATAATGCATGCAACGAACCCACATGATAGGGATGCTCTTGTAGAACATCTTCGTACAACCCTTCTTGGAATTATCAATCCACAAGGTTAAATAACTTTGTGCCAAAAAGCGAAGAAGTATTTAAAGATCCCTACGACGATGTTATAATAGAAAACCCTATAGATGAATCTCAGTACTATAGAGGTGATAAAAATGTTCCAAAAGAAGATGCACAATTTGAGTGGACCCCAAAGATGGTCAAAGAGCTCAAAAAATGCAAAGAAAATATTATACATTTTGCCGAGAATCATTTTTGGATTGTAAACCTCGATAGAGGTAAAATGAAGATTGAGCTTTATAAGGCTCAAAAGAAAGCTCTTAAAGCTCTTGCTGACAATAGGTTTGTTTGTGTCTTAGCCTCCCGTCAATGCGGTAAGACAACAATTACCACGATATACGCACTCTGGAATACCTGTTTCTTTGACGACCAAAGAGTTATTATTGTTGCTAATAAAGAAAATACTGCCATTAATATTTTTAAGAGAATAAGAATGGCCTATGAAATGTTACCTAACTATCTCAAACCTGGGGTTAAAGAATATGGCAAAACAGGCGTAACATTTGCTAACGGTTCTAGTATTGGTATTAGCACTACTACTTCAACAGCAGCCCGCGGTGATACAGCCTCTATTCTTTGTATTGACGAAGCTGCATTTATCGATCCTCACTTCATGGATGAGTTCTGGAAATCTGTTATACCGATTGTTTCGTCCGGTAAAAAGACAAAAATTTTCATGGTGAGTACCCCGAATGGATCGGGTAATAAGTTTTACGAAATTTATTCTGGTGCTGAAAAACAGACCAATGGCTGGCATGCCGAGAGAATTGATTGGTGGGATGTTCCAGGTAGAGGTGAAAAGTGGCGTAAACAAATGGTAGCAGCTTTAGGTTCTGATGAAGCGTTTCAACAAGAGTTTGGTAATACGTTTCTCGATGCTGGTAACTCGGCAGTAGGTGCTTCAGTTATTGAGAGGTTTAAAGAAAATAAAAAGCCAGCTATTCATACAAGTGATGAAGGTGCATATAAGGTTTTTGAAGTCCCGGATATTAACAAACTTTATGCAATTGGAGTAGACGTTGGAGAAGGTATTGGAAGAGCGGCCTCTGTTGCCCAGGTAATGGATGTAACTGATCTTACAGATATAAGACAAGTTGCCGTTTATGGCACTAACGTAGTTGAACCTTACCATTATGCTAACAAACTAGTCAATCTTTGTTCTCAATGGGGTAACCCCCCTCTACTTGTAGAAAGAAATAATTGTGGTGCACAAATTATCGATGCACTTTTTCACAAACACATGTACGAAAGAATTGTATCATGTTCAAAATTAGCAAATACTGGATCCTTTTCTAATACAAGACACCTAGGAATTCTTTCACATAACAATTTACGTTTTGCAGGAGTAGCGAATATGCGCTACTGGGTAAACTTTTTGCAAACAGTTCATATTAACGACTTGGATACAATTAAAGAATTTGAAACTTTTATTCGCTATCCAAACGGCACATATAGAAAAAAGAATGACTTATTTTATGATGATAGAATTATGTCTCTTGTTTGGGCTTTGTTTATTTTAGAACCAGAAATTTGTCAGCAACATTTTAACGTTGAAGAATTTGATGATCAGAATAAACCTTTGAGAATCGCTAGTAATGATTACTATACTACTGATCCAAGTCTTTATAAAATAAAAGACTTAAATAATAGTAACAACATTACAACATTAGGTAATACAGATTTTGAACAAAAATACACCCCTCTAGTTACAGAAGAAGAACTAGAAAAAATGTATAGTAATTCAGATGTAGATGATTTAATGTCCCAGGGTTGGAAATTAATATAATATGGCAGACAACGACCTTTGCGAAACACCACAAGCTACCCAGCAGTCAGTTCTTAATAGATCTGGCAAAGATAAGTTTTTGCTTATTTTAAATTTACCTCAAGTCTTAAGAAAACAATCAGCTACTAACTCTTTAATTAACATTAAACCTATAGAAATGAGTATATATGGTGCTGTAGTTCCTACTATTCAAGTACCACCAGTTGAGGTTCGTTTCGGTGGACAATCGTATAACGTCACTTCTTATTCTCGCCCCAACTACCAACCACTTAATGTAAATATTGTTATTGATAATAGTTTTAAAAACTACTGGCTTCTTTGGAAGTGGCTATCTGTTTTAAATGATCCAAAAGAAAGTAGTTATACAGGCACAAAAGACGGTTATGAAACACAGGCAGATAAAGAAACAAGAGGCAATCTAACTGAATACCAAACAAATATTTCTGTCGTAGGGTTAAACGAATATAACCAAAAAACTATAGAGTTTATTTATTATAATGCTTTTATAACCACTTTAGGAGGGATTGATTATAACTATAGAACACCTGATATTTTAGAAACAACAGCTGAGTTTCAATATAGTCAGTTTGATGTAAATCTTTTTACATAACAGAAAAAAATCATCCCAAAAAGACTAAATAATAATATAACATATGGCACGTATAATTAATTCTCCAGGCGTTCAAATTACAGAAACAGATCTTTCTGTTACACAGCAATTTGGTGGTGGCACTAATGTCTTCGTTGCAGGTTTTGCCTCCCAAGGGCCAACAGACGAAGTTTTACAAGTTTCAACAGTTTCCGAGCTTGAACAAATTTTTGGTATACCTCAAACACCCGCTGAGAGATATTTTTATCAATCCGGTAAAGAAATTTTAAATTCTACAGCAAACCTTTTAGTAACTAGACTTCCATATGGTTCTGGATCTGGTGAAGGTTTTGCACAACAATATAGTGCATTATTTTATCCAGTAGCATCTGCTACCGGTGGATTTGCAATCGGTAAACCAGTTACAAAAAACTTAACACAAAGCCAATATGATAACTTAATTCAAGGCAATATTACCTGGAATAATGTACTAACACAAGGTGCAGCTATTTCTGGTACAGGCGCATTATCCGGAACTGTTATCGGTTATGCCCCTGATGCTGCAACCTATAACGGTACTACAGTTAACGCCGGTATTGTTATTTTAAATAGTGCCCAGACAAGTATTAACGAAAAATTTGAAGGTTATTATGTAACCATCACCGACAACACAGGTTTTGGTGCCAATACTAACTTTGATGCTGTTAATACACTTTTTAGTCTTTCCGGTAGTGAAAGCTTTTATTCAGTACCTACTGGTCGTTTAAGTTTTGCTCTTTCAGCAACAAAAGACCAGCTCGGCTCTGGATCAATATCCGAAGCTATTGAATTTATACCAACTTACAACTTTAATGATTCATATTATAACGATTCTGTTGTAGTAAGTGTTTTCAAAGTTCGTAACTCAATTTACGAGCCTCAAGCTTTAACATACAGTCTTGCAGAGGCATTCATTGGCTCTCTTGACAGTCAAAAGAAAACAGTAGCAAACGTAGGTGGAACACCTAGAACATTCTATATTGAAAATCTTGTTAATACAGGCTCCTCAAATATTAAAGTTTTAGTTAACCCAGCTATTTCTATAAACACTGATTGGACAAGTTTAAGTTCAATCAACCCCAGTAAATCAGTTACTATTACAACTGATAATAAAGCAGCTTACCCTGTTGGAACATATGTACCTACATACACCCGGGCTACAAATAAAGAAATCGGTGCTACTATTGATAAAATTAATCGCGCTTTAACACACATCGAAACACCTGAAACTGTTCTTGTGGATGTAGTGGTTGATGCTGGTCTATCAACAATTCACGCTATGGCCTCTAGTGGGACATTTAGTGAAACAACAACAGTTTCAAACACCGATTTAGATAGTGGAACATCTGAAATTGTAATAAGATGGAGAGCAGTTTTCAATGCATTTAATAGCTTTGTACAAAACACTCGTAAAGACTGTATGTTTATTGCAGATCCTTTAAGACCTGTATTTGTTAAAGGTGAAGACGTTAAAACCCTATCATTACGCTCTAATACCTTTTCACAGCATATTTACTCCCCGCTTAAAAAGCACTTTGAATCGATTAATACAAACTACACTGCCGCGTATGGTAACTGGCTTAAAGCTTATGACGCTTTTGCTGATAAAGCAGTCTGGGTACCATCTTCAGGTTATGTAGCTGCAGTATATGCTCGTACAGATGCTGCAACACAGACATGGTTTGCACCAGCAGGTTTCAACCGCGGTACTATTAATAATATTGTTGATATTGCATTTAATCCAAATCAAAAGCAACGAGATTTCTTATATACAATTGCTATTAACCCAATTGCATTATTCTCAGGAGATGGTTTTGTAGTATTTGGTCAAAAAACATTACAAAATAAACCATCAGCATTTGATCGTGTTAATGTTCGTAGATTGTTCTTGACTCTCGAAAGAGCAGTACAGAGAACACTTAAATACTTTGTATTTGAGCCAAATACTGACTTTACAAGAACTCGTTTACGTAATACTATTTCACCGGTATTTGAACTAGCTCGTAACACTCAAGGTTTATATGATTACCTGATCGTTTGTGATGAACGCAACAATCCACCTGATCTTATTGATCGTAATGAGTTAGCAGTTGATATTTATGTTAAACCAACCCGTGCAGCTGAGTTTATCTTAGTAAACTTTATTGCTACACGTACAAGTCAAAACTTCTTAGAGCTTATCTAATAAATATATAAAAGATTATGTCACAAAATATATCAGACTTCTATACAGTAGCACAGCAAAGAGATTTTGCACGTCAATTTCAATTTCGTCTTGCATTACTCGCAAACACAAATTTTGGAGAATCAGAATTTGTATATGTTGAAACAGCTAACTTACCCGGCCGGTCTATAACAAATATACCAGTACCATTCATGGGCCTACAGTTTAACGTTCCAGGTACAGCTACATATCCAGGTTCTGATGCTTGGTCCGTTCAGTTCCGCTGTGATCAAAACTACAATATTCGAGCAGCTTTAGAAAACGCTACTATTAATACATTTGATGATGCTACATCTGACGGTGATTTTAATATAGCTCGTAACAGTTCGAGAATTATATTAAATCTCTTAGGTAAAGATCCTACTAGTACTGTTCGTCAATACACTCTATATGGTGCTTATGTTGTTTCTGTAGGTGAGTCTACCTACAATTTAACTGATAGTGGCTCTATTGTAACTGTTCCAGCAACACTAGCTTATCAATATTGGAGAGTGACTGAGCTTGGTAGTAGTAAAGTACAACCACAAGCAACGGAGGTTAGCTCAACTACATACGGGGTACGCAACGGTTAAAAATAAAATTTAGCTTATTAAATAATAATGCTAAATTATGCCAGCTACAACCACTATACCTGATCGTTTTAAAGCCGGTCAATACAATAGTCAAATACCGCATTTTTTAACAAATTTTTTATCTAAATTTGAAACCGCTATACCTAAAGGAGCTCAATGGGCACTCTTTTTTGAGGGCTTATCTGATATAGTAGATGTAGTTTTAACTACAATAAAAGAAAGAGAACCCGGTGGCTGGGATATTAATGCTCTAGCTAACAAAATTGGTAAGGATGAAGTAATACAAACAACAAAAGGTTGTTTATTTGCACAGGCTGTTGAAATACCTAGTGAAAGTATTGTTGCTAACCCTGAAGGTATTCAAATGAACGGTTTTTTGCGCACTACTACCGGTAATGGCCGCGGCGACTATTCTTCTGGCTTAAGAATAGCATTTTTAGAAACCAATTATAGCTTCGTAGATACTGTAATTAGACCCTGGGTAATTACTACCGGTCACTTAGGTCTTATAGCTAGACCACCCGAGCAACAATATCGCTGTAATATAGTTGTTTGTAAGCTTGGCGCCGTTGCAGGACCCATTTTAAATCGAAACGGAACAGTTAAAACAGAAGGTACCGGACCTGTAATTCTACAGAAATATACTTTTCATGATGCTTGCCCTATTTCAATTACAGGTGAAGAGTATAACTACTCTCAAGCTACAGGCCCGGTAATTAGAGAAACATCATTCCTATACAATTACTATACTGTTTCTCATAATATTAACATTTAAGAAAAGTTTATTATTTGCAAAACTACACTTAAGTAAATTCATATGACAGAATTTACCACAAAAGTAGATTTGTTAAATAGTAGTGCTGTTATAAGTGAGTTAAAGGTAAAACATTTTAAAGTCTTATTAAAAACTCTTTTAGGTGATAAGCCAAATATAGAGGACGTTTTTACAAACGTTTTAAATATTTGCAAAGATACTACACGGTACAGTATTGATGAACTTAAAAAACTATCTGTTATAGATTTTTTACTTATTATTTTGTATTTAAGATGTGTTAGTATTGGAAATAACATTCAACTCGAACTTATAGATGAAACTAATACTAAAATAGTGTTAAATTTGTACAAGGTTATTGAAAACCTAAAACAACCTTTAAATTTTAAGTTTAAACAAGTTATTGAAAATATAAAAATAGAATATCAAATTTTATCTATATATGATTTTGTCTTTTTAAATGTTCATAAAAATGAACTATTAGATTTTAAAAAATATATTAAAAAAATTATTTTTACTGAAAACGATCATATCGATGTACAAGGTTTAAATAATAATGAATTTTTAAATCTTTTCAAAGCTTTACCAGCAAATTATAGTGTTTTAATTTTTGAGCATATTTTAACACTATCTCAACAATTGCAGCAAATTAACTTATTAGAACATTTAACACATAAAAATCTTTCTTTGTATCTTAATCAAAATACTTTTGCTTTTATCTTACAAATTTTGTTTAGTAAAAATTTATTACCTTTATATGAAAACGTTTTTGCTTTAGCAAAATTCGCTAATATTTCTCCTGAGTATATTGAAAATTGTACCCCCGGTGAATATACTATTTTTGTTAAATTACTTGAACGAATCTTAAAAGAACAAACTACTCAAAAACAAGCTAATAGTTTACCTCCAATAAATGAAAGTAATCCTAAATTTATGTAGCTTTTTAAAAATTCATCGCATAAATTATTTAAATGGCTGATAATATTAATAATGTTTTAAATTTTTTAAAAGAGCTTAGTATTGCAACAAGCTTTAATATTACAGTTCCATCAACACAAGAAGAATTAACTTTTAAGCAATTAAACACTGAACAGTTAAAACAATTACTTGAAACTATAGCAGATACTACAGCTTTTAATAGTAAATTTAATACTACTTTTTATAAAATTTTAAAAGAAAATTTATTAACTTCAAACATAAACATAGATAATTTAACTATTTATGATGCTCAATATATTGCACTACAAATACGAATAAATAGTTTATCTGAAAAATATACAATTCATTTTACAGATGACGAGATTGAATCATATCAATTACCTGCTACTAAGCACGAGATAAATCTTAAAGAGGTAATTACTAATAAAAATTTAAATAGTATTATAGACGAAACTATTTTAGATAATAGTGTTTATGTAACCTGTAAAGTACCTACAATAAAAGATGAGAACGATTTTATCAAATATTTTTCTGATAACATAAACACACTTTTAAACAAAGAATTACAAAATGTAGTCGGAGAAATTTTTCTGTATGAAATAGCTAAATGCATTAAAAACGTGTCAATTAATGACATTAATACAGAATTTTCAACACTCACTTTTAAAAATAGGATTGAAGTTGTAAAACAACTACCAACTACCCTTACCGGTAAAATAATTTCTTATATCGAAAAATATAAACAAGCCCTATATAATCTTTATCTTATTGATATTGAAGCACAAATACAAAGTAAAACCTATATTTTACAAAAAGAGTTACAATATAACGCTGCTCTATTCAATTATTAAAAACAGTCACTTAAATATTTAAGTGACTACTAGTTTACCGAAACCTCTACAAAACGATTTTGATACTATAGTAATAGATCTATTATCTCGTTATAGTCTTGATAATAAATCTGTACAAAAGTTTGTACAGATTGTAGCTCAGCAAGTACGGGATATACGTCGCTTACCTCGCACCTTACAGCCTTCTAAAAATAGCACTAATAGTGCAAGAACTAACACTCCTGATAATAAAGAGACAAAAGATGGTACAGATAAACCCAATTTTTTGACTCGTCTTCAAAACGTTCAAAATACTTTTAATAAAGGTGGATTATTAGGAGTATTTTTTGAATATCTTAAAAATAAACAAGCTGATGCTAAAGCTAAAATAACACCCGCGGAACCATTAAAATTTAAACAAGATGAAGATACAAAAGACGAAAACGGTAGCGAAGTTCGAACTACAGAACAAAAAAATGCAGTAACCGGAGAAATTATTACCCGACTAGATAAACTACAAGAAAGTGTAATAACTCAACTTGATAAATTACAAGAAGCATTTGATAGTAAAGGCTTAATAAACATAGCCCAAAGTATTTTAACAACTCTAAAAAAGAATCCTAAAAAAGAATCAGAAAAAGAAAATGTTAAATATACTAAAGAACAAGAAGACACTGCAATACCTATTTCTACAGCTGCTAATAAAATAGTAGAAGATAGTGAACTACCTTCAGCTATTAGTAACACATTTACAACAGTTCCACAAAATACAAATTTTTCTACAGTTAATGCAACAGATACTCAAACAAATAAAACAAATACTTTTACAACAGTTCCACAAAATACAAATTTTTCAACAGTTAATGCAACAAATGCTCAAACTGTAGCGCCTAATACTACCAATTTATCTCAAATTAATACATCTCAAGCTCAAGCAGAAGATTATCTGCCAGATGAAATTGATGTTATAGTGGGTGGTATAAATGATTACGGTAAAAGAGATTTAAGAGAAGTGTTAAGCTCTGTTATAGAAGACTTAATACCTAAAGAAAAACAAAGCGTACCAGCAAAAGATAAAAAAGAGGCCACTGAAAGCGGAGAAGGTGGAGGTTTAATAGGCCTACTTGCTAATTTAAGTCAAATGGGAGGAGTTGTAGGCCGTTTATTACCAATGTTAGGTAGTTTTGCAAGTACACTCGGGTCCGTAGCTGCAATAGCAGGTACTGTAGTTGCAGGAGATATAATAGGTGGACAAATTGGTAAAGCTATAGGTTCTAATGAAAAATTTAGTGAATTTTTTTACGGCTCTCCAACTGCCGGTAAAGAAGCTTATGAAAAATACGGAACCGGTATAGAAGGATTTGCTAATGCATCATATGATTTATTATTTGGTCAAGGTGCAGAATTACGTCAAGAAGCAAAAGAAAGTAAAGTTAGAGAAGAAAAACTTAAAATTGATCACGCAAAAAATTCTAGAGAAAAAATACAAAAAACTATTGCAACTAAAAGCCCGGAAGAAGTTAAAAAACTACAAGAAAAAACACAAAACAAATTACAAGAAACCCAAGAAAAGGTTAAACAGCTTCAAGAAGAATATGAAAAGGTAAAAGATCCTATGGAAGGCTGGAACCCGTTTCGTTCTAAAGAAAAAGATCAAGCTGAATTTGATGCAAAACAACGTTTGGAGAATGCACAACAACAAGTTGAACAACTGCAAAGCGCTTTAACTGAATTTAATAAAACAGGCACCGTTACTCCATCTACTACAGATACACAACCACCAACACAAGAATCACAGATTACTTCTGAAAATACTACACCCACAGCAGTTGCACCCATACCTGAAGTAGCTGATGCTATGTTTAACCCTGAGGGTGGATTACTGGTATCATCACCAAAAGAAGGATCTTTGTTTCAGCTTAGTAAAAATGATGGTTTAGTTGCTGGACCATTAACATCTGTTACTCCAGAAACAACAAAAGTATCGTCATCAATACCTTCTTCAGTATCAGAAACTCATATTACAAATAATAATGCTGATGAAAAAACCTTATACGAAATTGCAAATAATACAAAAGAGACAAACAAATCTCTAAATACACTCAGTAATGCTGTATTTCAATTAGCAAAAGTTTTTGATAATAAAACAATGAGTGGTGGTAGTAATAGTGTTCTTATCAATAACAACGGCAAAGTTCAAGAGTATACAAGTACCGCTCAAATAGCTGCAAATAATGTAGATAGTATAAGAAGTATAAGACAGCAATTTTTAGCAGTTACTTAACGGTATAAGTATTATTATGGCATCTACGGCTTCTTTGTATGATATTGGCACAGCAGAATCTAGTAAATATGGAAAATCGTCTGCCGGGCTTGCTGTACCTAAAGCAAACAGCGGAGGTATTGATGTAATTTATGATTATACTTGGACATTAACACCACCAACAAGTCGTAAA